CGTAAGCATTTACAAAATGAGGATATACCTTGAATAAATCCGGAGATAACAACCCCGCTTTTTCAATAGTAGTTGTACCAATCAGTTCTCCCACGTCTTCAAAACCGGTGTGGGAGAACTGATGCCAACAGTTTCAGATGAAAAGGATGGTTTTATTTCAAAAAGTATAAACCCGAATATGCTGATGACAGCAAATAATAAAGCTGTATTTCTACATAAAACTATAAACCGCAAATGGAATGGCTTTTCTTTTTTATTTTGTCTTTCATCGACATTGCAAGGAATGAGTTTGATACATGTGTTTGGCGGTCTTGGAGCTGATAGTAATAATGTAAAATGCTATTATAGAATTGTTAGCCAAGATAACATACCATTTACTTCATTCTCTACACTGAAATACAGAGTTGTAGAAGAGTCCATTGAAATCTATCTTGTCTCAAATACTTCATTTGGTAAACGTTGTTTGTTCCAAATGAATGTAGGGCCTGGTCAACTGTCTACCATGAAAAATTTAAACAAAGAACCTGCCGACCTTATAGATTTCATAGATTACGATAAACCAACCCAATAAAAGAACAAACAGATATTTTTGGTCGGGAACTGTACTTCCCGGCCAAAACAAGCAAATCATACTTCAACGGCATCTATTGTATCCTGTGGAAATTCGGAAATAGGTTCATCCAAAAGCTCAACACATGAGATGTCTGAAACCGATAGTATTGAAATCACCGGGTCATTACTGTCAATATATAGATTCAGATATTTATCTTCTGTTTTTTTATATTTTAAATTAATGAAAACAACTTCATGTTTTTTAGGAATTAAGTAGTGGTAATGAACAGAGTAAATATCATCTGCCATACCATATATAACCTGTACAACAGCTAATATATTATCTGTAGCGTAGGCGTGCCGGGTTGACACCAATAAGTTGACTACACAAACATTCTTCACAACCATGAACCTACTTTTATAATTAACTAAACGAGGGGTCATTTTTTTATCCCACAGACCATTATTATTAAGGGTCGCAATCGGTATCAGTTCTCCCACGTCGATTTACGGATGTGGGAGAACTGATGCCAGTTGTAACTCCTGAGAAAGACGGATTAAGTAATTCCAAGTTTGCAACAACAAAGATAAAATCAGAAGGCAAACGTAGCGTATTGCTATACCGTTCATCATCTTCCCAATGGGCTCCTTTTGCTATCAGAGTATCATGTATATCCACAGGTGAACCATTAAGTGATTTTTGCGTTTACATTGCTGGTAATACTATGGAATTACAAGATTCTACAAAAGTATATGTCAAATACCTATATGGACAACCCAATAGCGATACATACCTAAAAATGAAATACGAAACTGACCATAGAATATCCATATACTTGACCTCGGACAATTCATTAGGTGATAGAACTATTGTCAGAGAACTGATAGTTAGAGATTCAATGTACGATATGGCTACACAAGATGATGAAATTACCGGACTGGCAGATTGCACTATTGTGCAATAGGTTTTATCTCCTTGTATGATTCGTCTATGAAACCAATATCTTTAATTATATCGCATTGGGTACTGCAATCGTATTTAAAGTAAACAGATTGCCCTTGTACTACAGTGAATACTACGTAAACATCCCAATTCTTATAAACCACTTTTATATCGGTAAACCCGGATGGTATGGAATAAAACTCTCCGACTATTCCATCGGAAGGTACTTTGTTTGCGTAGGTTGCCAATCGAACCCCTACGTTGTAGAAATTATGGCTGCCAATGATATTGAGACTTACTCCGTTCCATTGGACTTGATGGGTATAATGGATTGCAAAAGAGTTTGTAACACGTAGTTTTTTCCATATCAGTTCTCCCACATCGGTTTGCAGCTTCTCGTCCAAAAAAGTACATTTGGCTTAAAAATGGATAAAATAAAATACCGCTTAGTGTATAATCGAAAGAAACAGCTAAACAAACAGGGAACGGCCTTAGTGCAAGTAGAAGCCTTGCTCAATCAGAGGAAAGTTTATTTCCGTACAAATTTGTATCTCAAGCCGGAACATTGGAATAGTCGCAATGCTCAGGTTGATAATCACCCACAGGCTCATGACCTCAATTCGATGCTGTTTGAGTTTGTCCTACACCTGCAAGCCATTGAGCTATCCCTATGGAAACGCGGCATTCCGGTAACGCTATCACTACTTAAAGATGCGATAAAGAAAGACAAGCCGGTCAATGTCACTTTCCCCGTATTTGCCAGAATCTATGTGCAGGAATCCGACCGTAAAAGAAGTACCAAAGAGAACCTGATGACAACGATAACCGTACTTCAGGAATTTCGTCCGGGGATAGATTTTAAGGATATTACCTATACTTTTTTAAGGGATTTTGAAGTGCATTTGAAAGAGAAAGGAAATAGTGTCAATACGGTTGCAAAACACATGAGGCAGTTACGTACATTAGTGAATGAAGCCATTAATCAGGGGTATATCCCTTCCGATGCCTACCCCTTCCGGAAGTACAAGATAAAGCAAGAGAAAGGGCGGAAAGAATTCCTGACTCCGGATGAGTTGAAGAGGCTGGAGAACCTTGATGTGGATAAGAAGCTTCGCCATGTACTCGATGCCTTCCTGTTCTGCTGTTACACCGGCCTGCGCTTCTCAGACTTTTGCCAGCTATCTCCGGCCAACTTTATCAAGGTAAACGGTAAGCGTTGGTTACACTTTACGTCTGTTAAGACAGGAGTAGAGCTTCGGCTTCCGCTACATCTCCTTTTTGAAGGTAAAGCACTTGTCATATTAGACCGATATAATATATCGGATTTTGCCAATTTAGGCAGCAATTCCGAGGTAAACAAATGCCTTACTCAAATAGCCGAATTGGTACGAATCAAGAAGCATGTTACCTATCATACAGCCCGTCATACTTGTGCGACCCTGCTTGTTCACCAGGGTGTTCCGATAACCACTGTCCAGAAGCTGCTCGGTCATACTTCGGTCAGAACTACGGAGGTGTATTCAGAGGTTCTTTCTAATACGATAATACGTGATTTGAAGGCTATAAAAAGGAAGAAAAAAACGCCTGATTTTAGCCGTGTGGTAGAATGTGGGTAGATTTTATAGATTCTACTGACATTCTACCTCTACCTACTCGGAATGCTTTAAACAAAAAACATCCCAGCACTTCACAGTGCCGAGATGAAGCATGTCCTAGTCTTGTGTTATAAAGAGAATTTAGAGTTCTTTTTACCTTTTACTAATACCTAATATTATAACAACTTAAGATTTACTGACAATAAAACAAAAACCGTGCCAAAAAGTTTACATTTGTAAGTGATTAATTTTCATGTCTATGCGATGGCTTATTTAATATGAGTGTGGAAAACGGTGCAACACTTCTACAATGAAGTTCTACAATTAATGATAAGGTATGTTTACCAGGTGTTTTTATAAAATATGTTTGTATTTCTCCAAAGCATTACTCTTCATTTCATTCTCCTCCTTAGTTAAGGCGAATCCCATATACTTACAGGTATGGTCATTGCGTAGGATACATATACACATACGTTTATAGGAAGGGATTTCCCGGAATTCCTCTATATCAATGTCGTCCAGGTAGTCCATCCGTACCGGCTTTTTCTCTGTCTTGTAATTGCTGCTGTCACCTATTTGTATGGGTATGTTGCGGTCTTTCAGCTTCTGTATGACTTCATCACTAAGTACACCGCCCTTTTCCTTCCAGAACCTAATGCTGGTTTTCAGTTTAGCCAAATATCTATTCCGGGTATGTTCCGGAAGGGTCGAAAGTAAAAACTCCATGAATGATTTCCATGTATATCCTTCCGGCAAACGGATGCTTTTTCTTCCTGCCGCATGAGTGTTGCCATAAAGTCCGGCAAAGCCAATCCCGTTTACGCGCCCTATCATCTTCCCCCATGTGTCAGGATCAATTACTTTGTACAGGGCAAGACTCTCGATAGCTTCGCTGATGAAAGGACTAGCCACACGTTGTCTGTCAAGGCTTACTCCGGCTTGATAGTAGAGGTCATATAGCTTATTGTAGTCCCAACCGAACTTGCCGTTGGCTACCCATATATCCTCCGTTTTCCAGTCGTACAGCGGGTATAGATTGTATACATTTTCATCTATTTCTGTACTCCACATGCAATTCTTATATTGCTTTTTCACTCCCCGGTAGATTGTGCGCCAGCGGTTATAGCTCTCTTGGGTACGTATGCCTACCAGGCAGCAAGTACGCCGGGCTGCTTTCTGTAGATGTAACCATCGGGAAAACTCAATCTGGAAATCATAATCCCACATTTTCCGGTTGTAAAACGGAAATTTATCTACTTTCATTGCGTCTTTCGGCATTTCTCTGACCCATGCCTCCTTTTTTTGCTCATCCCAGGGACGCCAGTAACTTTGATACATAGAGGTGCAGGTTGTTACCCGGAAAGGGACACAAATCCGGTATACATCCAGTATATCCCTGTTTGTTTCCAATACCCGGTTAACATAGTCAATGGTCATGCTGTATTGTACTTCATAGTCCATGTGAAATATTCCAATCTTTCGTTTCAGGTTGTTCTGACGGATATAGTCAATACATAGATTTAACAAGACCCCACTATCTTTGCCTCCAGAAAAAGATATATAAATATTATCGAATTCTTCAAAAATCATTTTCAATCTTTCCTGGGTTAATTCATATACATTTTTTTGATTCATATAGTACAAAAGTTTTAGTGGTGACAAAATTAGTCTAAAGCCCCAATATTTCCTATAACCTTTAACTTCTTCATTATCTGTAATGATACTCAATAGAAGTGAAAGTAGTTCCTTTTGAAATGTTTATGTATATTTGCATTGTTCTATTATTCATTGAAAACATAACAAAGCTATGGCAGAAAAGAGTAAATATCAATTTGATGAAGCCTCGGTACAAGCAATCATACACTGGGCAGAAACAACACAACTACCGAAAGAGGTAGTATTGAGTGAATCCGAGCATATCTACGACACGTCTCTGTATGTCAGGGCGAACATCAACGATATTAAGCAACATTATCCGGATGAGTTTTACAATCCGGCTATTACTCGGCTTTATAGATTGAAAGAATTTGTAGAGGGGAGTGACTGAATAGTCACTCCTTTTTTCATACTTTTGTAATGCAGAAACAATTATTGATAATAGCTAAGGTAAAATCTTAAAAAGCCCCCGGCCTGTTAAAAATCATCTCACCTACTTTTAACACATAACGAGCGAACCCGAATGACCGGGGGCAATGCCGCCGTTCTCAGGTTCGCTTTCATGTGTTGTAAGTGAGATGTTGCAAAGATAATCATTAAAAGTTAAAGCAGTCGAATTCCGGCTGCTTTTTTTTATGCTTCAATTTCTCTCTTGGCTTATATTTTAGGAGAAAAGAGTTATGAAAGCGAGTAATAATTTGGTGGAAAAGTATGGCTGGGATAAGATAATTCACAGTCCAAGTGATGGTCGAGCTGTTTTTTCGTATAAACCTATCCATAAAGTAAAATGACAAAAATATGAATACGGATGCAGTGAATGCGGCCCTTCAGGTGGGCAAGGGGATTAGCGATTTTGGCATGGTGGCCATTGCAGGAGCCTTCTTCCTCATTATATGCGGTGTGATGTGGCTATTCATTTTCAAATGGTTCAAACATTTGGTGGATAATGTGATAACCAGGCAGGAAAAGGTGATAAATGATTTGCTCGTGGAAACCAAGGCTCAAAATGAGGTCCTTTCTGATATTAACGAGGGGCTAAAACCTATTTCTCAGATGCAGATAAATTCGGTTTGTAACAACTTCTTTGACCTTGATTGTGAAAGGCTGTGCCGGCTGGTCCGCAATGTGCGCGATGAGAACAATATTGATGATAAGCAGAAGACGAGACGAAAAATAGAGACGCGTTGTAATGCCATAATCAAAAAGCGGAGTATTGAACTCGATAACTTTATTCACCGCGGAAAAAGGCTCAGTGAGTTTATGTCAACGGATTGGGTAAAGAAGTTTTCAGACATAATAGAGTCGGAAATCTATAATCCTGTCGGCGCCAATAACGCACGTGCCTATGCCAATATCAAAACAGCCATTGATGAGGCTAAGGTTGAATTTTTTAATAACATGAATAAATAAGGAGTAACAGAATGAAAAAGAAACTGATTATTGCAGCGATTGTTATCGCTATCATCGTGGGAGTTATGCTTTACATGCACTACACTCCGTTTTGGGTAAATCTGACTACTGTTGTATCATTCGGTGTCGGTGTTGTTGCCGGATGGGTGGCTCGTGTGGTTTATGACAAATATTTCAAGGAGGACGTGCAGAATGAAAATATTGATTGACAACGGTCACGGAAGCAACACTCCGGGCAAGTGTTCTCCGGACGGAAGATTGAAAGAGTATGCGTATGCCCGTGAGATTGCCACACGTTTGGAAGCGGAATTGCGCAAACAAGGCGTTGATGCCGAACGTATCGTAAAAGAGGAAATAGATGTCCCCTTATCCGAGCGTTGTCGCAGGGTAAATGAATACAAGGCTAGTGATACTATCCTTGTATCTATTCACTGTAATGCGGCAGGCAATGGTTCTGCATGGATGCAGGCGCGCGGTTGGGAAGCATGGACTTCGGCAGGTCAGACGAAAGCCGACAGACTGGCTGATTGTCTATATGCAGCGGCCGGACAGTTTTTACCGGATATGAAGGTGCGCAAGGATACTGCAGACGGTGATGCAGATAAGGAAAGCAACTTCTACATCTTGAAACACACGAAGTGCCCGGCAGTTTTGACCGAAAACTTATTCCAGGATAATATGGAAGATGTGGATTTCTTATTATCGGAAGAAGGGAAGAAAAGTATTGTAGAGACTCATGTTATTGGTATTATTAATTATCTTAAAATCATATGAAGAAGTGGATGCTGATGGCTGTCGGGATACTAATATTGGTTATTGGTATCTTAATTAAATACAATAGGGGTTTGCATAGTGAATGTGCTCGTCATTCAAATAATATTTCTGTATTAAATAAAGAGATTGAGCGTTATAAAATTCAGGATAGTTTAAATGCTGTTTCCGTATCGGCATTGAACTTGACTATTGATGAGCTGAAAGAGTATCGTGCAGATGATGCTCAAACAATAAAAGAACTCGGCATTAAAAACAAGCATCTTGAGGCTTTGGTTAAAACCGGGATTCATTCAACAGAAACAATCTATGTAGACCGTTGGCATCCACTTCCGGACAGACCGGATTGTTTAGAGGTTAATAGCAAATGGTCTCATGTGATAGCCTGTTTCAAGGATTCTACGGTTTATTATAATATTCGTGATAGTCTGGCGGCTGCTGTTCATCGAATCCCAAAACGAAAATTCTTGTGGTGGAGTTGGGGCACAAAGGGGTATAAACTGGAATTGATTAATTTTAATCCCAACACAAAGATTGATTACAATGAATTTATAAAAGTCTCAAAATAGCAGTGAGGGGGTCTCGTGAATAGCGCCCCCCTCACCTTTATAGCAGATATTCCTTTAGTGCGTCAATGCCTTGTTTGACACTGCGGGCAATAACATACTTATTTCGGCAGTTTTCCGCTTGCCTTTGAAATTCTTTTTGTTCTTTCGATTGGATGCCTTTCTTTGTCTTAAACTCTATACATAGCGAAGCGTAGCCTTTCTTTGGGATTAGTAGGATAACATCGGATACGCCGGAAGTTACACCTTGCCGTTTGAGATTAGCGGCTTCCCTTATATGGCGGCTTCCACCATTCGGAACAGCGAAAAGAAGTTTATTGGGCAACCTAGGGAATAGCTTTTCCACTTCTTCAAAGAACTTGCATTGCATACGTTCTTCCTCGTTGTTTTTCTTCCTTTTTCTTTTGGATGGATTCTTTTGCTCAGCATAACAGTTATAGCAGATATAGCCTGCATCAGTCTTAATGACTGATACAGTTTCTTTTCCGCATACAATACATTTTTCTTTAGTCATTTTCGCCATTCGTTCTGAATAGCTGCTCAATAAGTTGTAAAATATTCGTTTCTTCTCAATGTATTTTAGTCTGTTCCTGCGAAGTCTCCTTTTGTTCTTGGATACAATCATTTGACAACCTCTAACGCCAATGTAGATGCAATTTGAATGATGTCTTTTAGCTTGTCTGAAAGCCCACCGAATCGCTTCACGACAATATCTGTAACTGTCATTTTGAACACCTTCATAGCCTTTTCGCATTATGAAATGTCCAATTTCGTTAGCCTCTTCTTCTGAATAGCAAATTGTAAATATATTATTCATATTTGTTCGGATTTGAATTAAACTTCTTATTCACAAAGTCCATGATAAAGGCTCATACAGCTATATCCACCTTCAGGTTCAAACATATCATCCATGCCGGCATCTTTCCGGTTTACATACTCGAAAACTTCTTCTACTGTTGGATAAGTCTTATTTTTACAGAAACGATTAGGGATGTAGCCCGGTGAGAAGAAAGACGAACCATTTGGGGTTTCTTCTTTCATTCGTTGTTCGGCATCTATCAAGCGACTTCGTCCAAACTTTTCTTGCGAAATTAGCTTTACCTCTTGCTTCCTGCACATAATACAGGGATAGCAACCAACTCGGGAAAATCCACGATAATATAAAGGATTTGGATTTTGTCCAGCAGAAAGGATCTGGTCTATAACTTCTTGTGCTGACCATTGGAAGATTGGGCGGGAAACACTGGCATCATAATGTTCGCACCATTTAAGCACATCTTTTCTACGATAATCTTGCTTCCATACCTCAACAACCTTTCCTTTACGATTCTTTTTCACACGTTCGAAATATTCTCCGAAGTAGTTGCACTCATAAGGAAGTTTGGCGCGTTCTTCGCTTTCTTTTGCTCGAATACCTTGAATTATCAAGCAAGGTTCAGTAAGTGAGAGAATATAATCAATCATCGGCTTTATTTTTAATTCAGAGGTGCAAAACCTTCTTTGGGAAGACGGGAATCGGGAACGTTTGATAGACATATCCACAAAATCAGTGTATTTCTTACTTCTCAAAATTACTAATCTGACATCAAGTTGTTTGCACACGTTACTAATATGTTGATAAGTATCGGGATGCTCCCAACCTGTATCACAAAATACGGCTTCTATTTTATCGGCTCCATATTTATTGGCAGCCTGGATTAAACAGGCTTGCGAATCCTTACCACCGGAAAAACTAACAATTATCTTCATGCTATATGAACTTTTTTATTTCACGCTTCATTATCAATTATATTTCTTCGTAATCCTTACACTCTTTGCAATAAAATCCCCAATTATCATCGTTATATTCGTTGGGCATTTTAAATCTAAGAGAATGGTTTAACGCACAAAGGTCACTATAATGCCGTTTGGCTGACTCCTCAACAGCTCTATCTATTTCATCATCATTCAATTCTCTTTCATCCGATTTAAAGTTCCTGCATGTATCACAGAAACGGATGGGTTTCCGTTTCCCCCTTTTTCCGGCAGGCTTTTCAACTTCTCTTAACCAGCAGCTTTCATCCTTGACTGGGCAACATCGACAGTAGTCGTCCATTCCGTAGAATTGGCAGTAACCTTCACAGAACCATTCCCGAAATTCTGCGAGCAGTTTTTTCTTTATAAGCTCCTCTTTCAATCAATCCTCCACTTTTTCAAAGTGCACATCTTGTTTATCTTGTCTTTCAAAATGCAAGCAATAATAATCACCGCATTCCGGTTTACCATTAAAGACGCATCTATCACATTCGTATATAAAATCGCTATCTTTTTTCACGATAATTTTTTCTCCATTATATTCAAATACCTCTCCGATTTTTCTTTCTTGTCCCATAATCAAATCTCCTCTACTTTAAAAGATAATTTCTCAAGTTTCTCAATCTGCTTACGAAGGGAAGCGATTTCCCTAATCCTCATTTCTTCCGCCTTTTTCAACGCTTCGGATTTATCGGTGAATGCGTTTTCCCCTATACAGAAGTAAGAACATAAACCATCCCTTACATATTCTCCATCTTCAAATCTACTTCTAATAATATCTGCTTCTATCTCTTTAATACCTTTTGTTAAGGCATACTTTGTTATAAATACTTTTGCCATAGTTGTAATCATTTATAAGGTTAAAGTGAATTAAGAGAGGCAGTGGACACGGGGCGAACCCAATAGTTACTGGCCAGATTGAAGTAGTCCCTAACACCATAGTACCAATCGAGAACAAAATTGCGTTTGTTTTCTTTTCTCGTAGAGCACCAATACCAGTCATCTTTCACTGGTTGTTTTCCGCAGATAGCTAAGGCTGCATTCAGCATAACCTTATGTTCGTACCCTAAGACACTCTCTTGTAGTGTCGGAATGTGCCAACTTAATCCACATAAGTCCAATGCTATGACTTTCTCAGTAATTTCGCTTCCGGATGCAGCTAATGCTTTGGTATTGCCTATTCCATCGGTATCCTTCATACCTTCTTCTGTGGTTGGATATATCTTCCCTGTTTGCTCTTTCTCCCAATCAAGAAGAATATGGGTTTCATTATCCATATCTTCCGGATAGAAGAATAAAGCATTGCCATCATGGATAATAACTACACATTGCGCCTGTTCGTTTTCTTCATGCAGTCCCCAAAATTTAGGTTCTACAAAATTCTTATTGACGGTAAAGATGAATACACCATTACCTACATTTTCTTTTGTGTAAATTCCTTTGCTCATAATAGTTATATAAGTTTTAAAGTTTCTTGTATTCCGGCTTCCAGTGCTTCCTCGTAGGATTTATAATGGATAATAGGTCTATCCGACAATCCTACTAAATCATGTTCCGGAATTGTCAGTATATCATATATCCAATAGTCTCCATACATATAGGATATTTCGATATGAAGTTTTTTGTTTTCACGCAGCCACTTTTGGGCGATATACAATACTGGACACAAAAATTCAACTGATTCGTTATCTATTTCCGTACAACACGACATACTTTGCGGAAGGTCATATTTTGTAATAACCTTATTGCAGCCTATTATGTGTTCACACTTCCAAACAAATCCTTTCTCCTTCAGCAGCTTCGCTGTCTCTAATGTTACAAGTTCTTCGGTCATAACTATATAAATAATGCGGTTATTGAAACAATAGTCATAATGAAAAAGATTAATGCAAAACATTTCCATATTTTTACAGTAGCCTTCAAACCGTGTTTCTGCTTGTCAAACTCGCTTATTGCGTAATTCAAAGCCTCGTCTTTCAGTCCTTTAAACTTATTGTTCAAGAACTCGGTTATATCGTCTGCAATAGCATATTTCACCCTTTCCGATATGGATATTGGATAGCCCCTTTCGTCATAATTTATCTCATGCAGTAAATCATGACGAAAGAGATATGGCACACCATTCACTTCATAAGAAACCTTTATTCCGCCCTCTTTGGTGTATCTCAAAAACATCTCTTCGGAAAGCTCCTTTATCCTTACCTCATTCAGTTCGGACTTTTCTTTTAGGCTATTAAAATATTCCTCGTCAACAATCACACAATTGTTTTCAAGTTTCATCACATGTGCTTTCATTCTTTTTCTTTAAAGTGTTCAATCAGTTCGTTTACGGTAGCCTTGTGAATGGCGTCCAAATTCACGTCAATATCATTAACCCAATAAGTAGAGAACTTGATTTCAGGACACAGAATCCATTTATTCCCATCCGTAAACCATTGGTATTTATCTGTATCGTCCCTCAATGCGGCTATAGCCAAGAAAAGTTCCTCATTCATTCCACAATCAATAAGACTATCTATTTTTTCAAGATCATCTGTATCATCATCGTCCAATGAATAAACCATATTAGCTCCAAATATACAAGTGCATAAATTGTAGTATAAATTACGCCAACCTACATATGGATTACAATAGTAACCAAATTCTTCTAATCTATTTCTAATATTAGCAGTATTTTTACGTATGAAACACGGTGTTGTAAATCCCATAGTTATTCCTCCTTATCTATCTTAATATCTGTCACTTTGCCACGATTGATAAAACGTTCATCAGAATTATGCCTTCCAGCAATTAATGTACATAAGAAAAAATCTATTTTATCGCATTTTTCTTCCAAGCTGCAATTGTCACACGAGTAGTTTTCTCTCATTGGCACAATTTCATGCAGCACTCCGTCTATTATTATTCCATTTTTTACTTTCATATTCAGTCTCCTTTCTCTTTAATTCGTTCAAGTACATCCTTGTTGGCTTCGAGTATCTCATCGAAAGAGGGGGTGGGAAACCATGCCAGCACGATACTGTTTCCGTGAATCCACATTCCCTTTTTATCTAAATTGCTATTTCTACAAAACTTTTCTTCTCGAATACATGGTGTGCCATAACACATCACCAAAACAAAAACTTTTTGCCCTTCTTTCGGCAACCGTTCCTCAACGCTTATCCACGGAGATTGCCTTGCCTGCCAGTCTGCACCTTTTATAAAATATTTTTTCGCCAATGCTGGCAATCCTCCCCAATCTGGCATCTTATTATAAGCCATGCTTTGGGCTGCTTCTTCTACTGTCTGTTTCATAATCAATGACTTTTAATTTTCTTATATTTACCACACTTCTTGCAGAAATAGTGACGGACGGTGTACCAACTTCTATCGCCCCAATCATCAACAACTTCAACTCTCCTCTCAAATAAGTATTCCCACTCGTGGCAACAGAACCATTTCTTTATAATGGCATCAATTAAACGCTTCATAACCAACTGTTCTCCTTTACAATTCTACCATCGTCTAACAACGTGTATAGTTTACCCTTATATGCCAGAGCAAAACACCATTGGCGGGCATACTTCAAATACTGATGCAATTTGTATCTGTGCGGGTGTTTCTGCATCTCTTTTTCTATTCTTTTCTTCATGTTACGTCATTAATGTGAATTTCCCCTTTCAAAACCCGTTCTACCTGCCTGTCTATTATCCCTTGGAATTCTATTTGGCAAATAAGAGAACAATCAGGCATGATTTCTTCTGGTATTTCTCCACGGTTAGGAGAAAGCTCATCAAGAAATATTTTTCCCGATTTGTCTTTCAGACACGTTGCACCCACTTCTCGTTCAATTACTACCATTCGGTTGAATACCTCCGGGAAGTCCTTCCGTATCTTATTCCAATAGCCCATACCACCTTTCACACAGCCGATGCAGTTGTTGTTATTGTAACCCATCTTGTACATAGCGGGGATTTCAATGCCAGCTTTCCAAAGCATACCCATTGCATCCTTTTTGGTTATCTGTCTTTCAATAAGCGGGAATAACGGCTTTGTTTCCGGATATTGTTGCTTTAGGCGAATGGCACGGTTAATCTCTTTCGGGTCAAAATCAAATCCCCAGACTTGACCGTCCCAATTTCCCAACTCTTTTTCCAGCTTGTAACGAACTTGTTTCTTTAGTTCGAATGTGCAAGCTGCGCCAGTAGGACCATTAATAAATCTTTTCTTAGCCAACACATCCTCTACGTTGAGATACTTATCGCTTCTGATAGTATGTATCGAGCGATTATACCATCTTTCACAATCAGATAGGAACCGGTTGTTATCAGGATGCCCGGAACCTGTTTCGATATAGTAAATCTGCACATCATCATACAGACTTAGTGCTATCTTACAAGCTACTGCGGATGTTACACCGCAAGAAAACCATGCTATTATCATATAGATTATTTTTAATTCGATTTCTTTCTTTTATTTCGTTTCCGATTGTCTTCCGAAACACACATTTTGCACCATGATTCCTTAATGTGATACACTTTTTAGATCTTCGTTTGTAGCAATTCCTTTTAAGACAGTACCTCCTACTTCAACACGATAAAAGTAAGAAGGGTGAATATTATTATCTGAATCTTCAGAAAATGACGGGTACACTTTCTTTATTCTGCCAATTTTTCCAACCATTTCTGGTTGCAGATCATTGGATACAATTTTCACATTATCTCCAACACTAAATTTTAAATTTTCCATACTTGTTATTAGCAATATTGATTTTAGAACCACACTAATAATCTTGGAGTCTTCCAATAAAAATTGAATACTGGGAATATCTCTTTAAGTGTAGTGGTTATTTTTCCTGTAATATTTTTCACATGTCTAATTCGCAAATGATTAGCTGTTACTGCATAGTCTATTCCTTGTTGTAGCCCTATTTGCGAAAGAAGCGATTTCAAGAATACTTTTATATGTTGCTTTGCGCCAGTAATTGAACGATAGCCAAAATCAATGTTAGCTACACGCTTGATACGCTTGCGTCTCATTTATTTTTCAGCTTGTTATTAAACTTGATCTTTCCATTTTTATATAAATCAATTTTCTTTTTACGATATTTTCGTTTTAACTCAGTCCAATATTCAGTTGGATATTGTTTGTAAGTCTTGCGTGTAGGGGGAGATAGTATAGATTGTATAAGCCGTTTGCTTACATTAAACATTGCGGCCAACTTTCTTTGACTATATCCTTCACGGGCCAAAATCTGAATGGCCTGGCGTTGTTCTGGGGACAACTTAGCGCGGCCATCAAACCTGGTTCCTGCCAATTTTATGTCTTCTATTTTTAACGGCATTTTATCGCAGCTTTAATTTGAATAGATTTTGTTTACTTGTATGGTGTGAATAGTTGTCCACTTTAACTGTATATTAACATAAAGGTTGTTCTTGTATAAAACAGGAACAACCTTTCTTCATGGTCGGTTATATCGTAACCCATCTGTATGGACAAACCATTTTTTTAAACTTCCATCAGGCTTTAGTACCTTTTCTATATCAATTGTTAACCAATGGATAGCTCCCTCTCCAGATTTAATTTCAAAATAGGTGGGGTGTCTCCAATAATCAATCGTCTTTTTATGTCCCATATTAATCATCGTTTATTGCTACAGATTTTACTTTGTCTGTAACAGGCATGTGTTCTATAAGATATGCAAGATGTCCGGTGGCAATATACTCCAGCTCGATATGCTGCTTGTTGCCCCATTCTTTATCGTAAGCCAACAAGTTGATATGTCCATTATTCAGCCGTGCTTCATAAACCACAACGTCCATGGGGCCTTCATCCGTATTGACCATGATTGTAGGCGGTTCGTATAATAATTCCTCATTGTTATCGTCGTCAACCCAAACAAATTTGCCACCATGAGCTTGCAATGCTAATACCAGTTCTTCCACTTCCATTTTTCTAATTTTGTCACACATGGCACTAAAATCAGAATGCTTAATATATTCCATTATAATTCAATATTTTATGACCTACAAACACAAATATATTCTCCAGCTATCTTATAACTTTCGTATTCACCATCCCAATGATTTAAAACAGAACACCAGCCGTCTATGGAAATTATAGAATCCAACCAGTCTTCCAAAGAATCTATTGTATTTTGGGCCGCAACCGCCTCACGCCAAAAATATTCATACTCATCATTATTATGTACTATGTCACTGGCTAATTGTTCTAACTCTTCTTCTGTACCTATATAATATTCCGTCCCATTTGCTTGATATAAGCAGTCGCCATTCGATTGAAATGTATCATCTAAATCACCAAATGTCAATTGCAAATGAATCCCAAGAGCTACAAACCGTTTAGCTTCCTCTTCATCACAATCACGCATTTCCATAACTTTTTCAACAATATCTTTTGTAGCTTCAAAATTACCACTCATGTCAAAATCGCCTGGAACAGCGAAGCTTTGAGATAAATCTTCTTCTTCGTTTTGTAACACTTCGCACAAGTCATCTATTCTTTTGCATATATCTTCTGGAATGGGTAAGTAAAGCCAATCAGTTCCATATTTGTAACCTTTGTTGATATACAGCCCTCTGATCGCCAGAAAAATGTATTTTACATACAAGTCATTGGCATCATGTCTGATTCGTTTAGGGTTAAGCCCAAGAATATATTCGATAGGATTACCATCTGCATATCTTGAAATCACTCCCCTCAATGTAGGCATGTGTTCGGGTTGTACTTGATAAAACTTACACATGATATTGAATGATGTGGCATCAAACTGTTTACGGAAATTTTCATCGTATCCGGAAAAGATTTTGATGAATTCATCAAAATCTTTTTTATATTGTTCTCCATGAAGATATTTCTCTTGTGCTCTGGTTCCACTTGCTATACTACCACAATGGTATTTATTCCAAAAATCAAGCAAGCCTTTTTGTCCAGGTGTTCTTGGTGTTATCCTGCCATAACATTGACCCCAGCTGCCGCAACCTTCAGCACACACTGATACTTCAAAGTGTTCTACAAATTCTTCCAAAGTGTCAATGTTTCGTTTTGTACAAGGGTCTACCTCACGGACTTCAAATGTAATACCCCAACGGTTCATGTCGTTGTCACGAATTGTGACTGAACGAGTATATATCTTATTTTTCATGATTGTTACCGATTTAATTCTTTGATTATTTGTTCAATAAATATCCGAGACACTGGAATTTTCTTTGAATACATCACGTCGAAACTTTTCTTACGGTATTCAAAAACAACTGGCTGATTCTTTGGTGTGCCTCCCAATTTTGAAACCAACGAGCAAACCCACTCTTTTGCCGGCTTAGGTCTTAAAAACTTCAAAATGATACTGATGGATTTCTCCCAGTCGTAAAACCCAGGATTCCAGGGATTCTCGACCATATCTGAAAAACAAATCACAAAACAATGCTTACTAATTCGCTGCATAGGTTTATTTTGAGCAACCTTTAACATTGCGGAAGAAATCGCATCAATCAATATTTTCTCCAGCTTATTTTTCTCTTGTTCGAGATTAAACAACTCTTGCTCTATTTGTTTTATAGATTTATCCATGATTGTTGCTATTTGAAGGAAACATTAAATCATCGTGCAGGTTATTGGGACACCGTTCATCGAACCAATGCCAGACATTGAACTTTGATGTTCCGGCTGAGAAGTTAAGAAAGTCCTTTTCAATCTCGTCATCATTATTGACCGGAATATCCCCAAACATTTCCCATAATTCTGAAAGAGTGCATAATTCTACATGCTCTTCACAAATATTACACCAGCAATCTTCTTCCTCAACTGAATCATTATATCTGATTTCATCTGTGTTTGGATTTACCCATGCTCTTTCTTCAACATTATTACTTCCACATTTTGGACAATACAATGTATCTAATGGCTTTTTCTTTTCTGCTCCCTTCTTCTTGAAGAATATATCAAATTGTCGGAGATTTAAAAGTTCGGCGATAACCATTTCTGTAATAAAGGCTCTCATCTTATAAATCTGTTCATCTGATGATATTCCCCATATATTAGCCGCAGCTTGTACTGCATTTTGCATGGAAAAACGAATTTGAGTCCAGTCATCGTACTCTTTTTTATCTTCAAGGATTTCATGGATTAGTTTTTTGGCTTTCTCAATGTACTCTTGATGGAATGATTTTGATGTTTTCATATAATAACTTCACAATTAATTTACTTTATTATATCATTCTATTTCAGCAGCATTTGTTTCACGGTACAGCATATATTATTCCCATACGTAATTATTAAAACGATGTGCACTTCGCTTCTCTCACGGCTTTTAGTACGGTAATAACACTACCTTTGATGCGGCTGGAATAAATTGTTATTTCATTTCCACTGCCTCTCCATTCACTAAAGAATAGAAAGTATTCTCTTTGATTGACTTACCATCCACTTTGAATGCTTTGACTGAAATGATAGGATAAGTGTTCCCGTCCCATTCTCCACGTTCAGTAAGCACAATCCAGCATCCTAATGCTCCCTTTGCCTTGCAATCCTTTCCAGCAGCAAGGGCTATGCTTTCTTTGCCGGTAGCTGATGCAGCGCCATAGTCGCCGGTAGCTGATGCAGCGCCTTGGTAGCCG